CCTCCAGAGCCTTCGCGATCTCATCCCACTCGTCCATGATCAGTGAATGGGTCTCGCGGCTGAGCTTGGCGACTTCCTTGCCGAACGCTGCGAAATCCGACACCATCTTCGGCGTAGCAGTCGTCGGCGTCTCCTTGAATCGATCTAGAATGCTTTTGTAGCCGGAATCAACCTCTGCCAGCGCTTCCTTGAAGGCCGCGTTCATGTCGCTCCCACTTTTGAGGAACCCCTCGCGCACCGCACCGAGTAACGCGCGCGACCGCTCCTCGGCCCACATGAGCACGAACGGGTCTTTCGATTTGAGGTCGTCAGCGATGCTCGCCCATTCATCCATGAGTCTCCCGTAGGTCTCACGGTCAAGGCCAGCGATGGTTTCGCCCATCTGGGCGAATTCGGTCTGCATCTTCGTCACAGATGCCTTAGTCTTCTCCGCCAGGCTCTGATACCCGCTCTCGAACTCTGAAAGCGCAGCCCTCATCGCCTTGTCCCTATCGCCCCTGTTGGCTGTCAGCGCAGTAGTGATGGCATTGACCAGGGCTTGCGCGCGCTTCTGGGCATAGAACGCCACCGCAGGGTCCTCGGACTTCATCTCGTCGGTGATGTTCGCCCACTCATCGATCAGCCCGCCAAACACGTCGCGCGGCATCTGGGCGAGCTGGCGTCCGTAGGCCTGGAAGTCGGTTTCGGTTTCGGCTTTGAGCTTCTCTCTCAGACTGGCAAAACCCGATTTGACCTCAATCGAGGCAGCGTCTGCAGCAGCCTTGAAGTTGCCGTCGCTCTGCTTGAGGGCCTTCGTCATGGCATTGATCAGCGCGCCGGCTTTCTCCTCGGCGTATGTGGCTGTGGCTTTGCTATCCGACTTCAACTCATCGGCGATCAAGGCCCATGCGTCTTTGAGCTTGCCGTAGGCCTCCTTGGGCAGCTTCTCGATCTCTTTCGTCCACTCCTGGAAAGCGGTGAGACTGGTCTTGTCCGGCACGGGGGCTTTGCCAGTCGAAGCGGCAGCAGTCGGTTTCCCCGTCTTTCCTCCGCCCTGTCCCTTCAGCCCGGCCCAGAGATCGCCATCGTTGAGCTTGTCAAGAACAGTCGCAAGCTCGGTGGCATCGACCTTCATCCTTGCGAGGCTCTCGTGCGCATCGTAGAAGCTGGCCGAAGTCTTCTTTGCCGCCTCCGAAGCGTCGTCGAGCTCCTTCCTGGCTCTGGTCGCGTCCTGGCGCGCAGCCAGTACGCCAGTCAGCAGCGGAGTCTGAGTGCTGGTCAGAATGCCCTGCGCGACCGCATCCTTCAGTATCTGCGCGCGTTCTGTCTCCTTGGCGGCCTCGTACTTCGCCAACAGAGCCTCGGCCTTGGCCAGCTTCATCTCTGCGTCCCGCGCTGCTTTCTGCGCCGTATCAAGACGTTTCGTGGCTGCGTCGACCCGAGACTGATTATCGCGGATTATCTGCTCGAGGTGCGGCTTCTCCACTTCTGCCCTTGCCACCGCCACCTCAAGCAGGGCCTTCCGGGCTTCAAGCATCTCCCTGACTGCCTCTTTGGCCTTGTCCGAGTTTATGGCGATTGCTTCACCGACATCGTTCCACTGAGTGACGACCCCGGGCGCAATCTCCCCGATCCGCTTGACGACCTCCTGCAGCTCCTTCTGCGCTGTCTCCGACGTCTTGGACTTCTCCGCAAGATCCTCGTACTTGACCAGCAGGTCATTGAGGGCTCTGGCGTTGTTCCCGTACTCCTGCGCCTGATCCTTGAGTTTGCTGATGGTGTCCTGCGCGCTCTGGATCATGCGCGTCATCTGGCCGTCGACATCGCGTATGGAACTCACCAGTCCGTAGAGAGCCGACCCCACCGCCGTGATGGCCACGATCCACCCGGCGGGCCCCGACATCAGCGTGACCAGCCCGCCCACAGCGGCCATCAGCGGGCCTATCGCCGCCGTCACCGTGGCAAATACCATCGCGGCCTGCTTGGCTCCGTCCGGCAGTTCCGTGAACGCCTGCACCAGGGGCTTGATGCGCTCGATGAGGCTGTTCAGCATCGGAAGAAGTTCGGCCCCGAACGCCCGTCCAAGGTTCGCAATTTCGTTCCGGAACAACTGCGCCTGAGCGGCGCTCGTCTGCATCTGCTTCTCGAACGCGCGTTCCGCGGCCCCCGACGCCGTTGCCATGGAATCGAGGTCGGACTTGTAGTCCTGCATCTCGTTCCGCGTCAGGCCCAGAGCGCCCTTAAGGGCCCGGACGTTGCTGAACAGCGTGGTCATCGACTCGATGTTCCCGCCCGTGGCCTGATAGACATCTTCGAGCACGCCGGAAAGGCCCTTGCTCGCCAGCGCGGCCGCATTGAACTCGATGCCCAGTTGCTCGGCATATGCGGCTGCCTGCTCGCTGGGCTGAATGATAGTGAGGATAGCCTGGTTGACTGCCGTCGCTGCCTCCGCAGCCCCGACGCCGCCCTTGGTGAGCGTTGCAAATGCCGCGGCTATCTCCTCAAATTGCACGCCCGCAACCGCCGCGGTCGATATGACCTGGCCGAGGTTACCGGCAATCTCTTCGAAGGTGAGCTTGCCCTTGTCCATAGCGCGGAACATCACGTCGGCCAGTTCGCCGGCCTGCGACGCCTCCATGCCGTAGGCATTGATGGCGGACGTCAGGGCGTCCATGGCCACCGCAGTCGACGTGGCGCCGGCCTGCCCGGCCTTGGCCGCGACCTCGAGTACCTGCATGGCCTCAGCCACGTCCGTAATGCCGGACCCGATAGCGTCGTACAGGCCCGCCGCGAGCTGCTGCGCGCTCTGCGGGATAGAAGAGGACAGGCGTTCCAGCTGCGACCCCAGTGAGTCCAGCTGGCCCTTGGTCATATCGGTGATCGTCCATACTTTGGCCATGGCCGACTCGAAATCCGCTGACGCCTTGGCCGCGAACCCAGTAAGCGCACTCAAGGGCAGACTTAGCCCGATGGACATCTGGCTGCCCACCTGGGTCATCTGCTGGGCCAGGGCCTGTACCCGCTGACCGACTGACTCCATCCCAGTGCTCATCTGCTGCGCGGCCTGGGCGGCCTCCTCCATGCGCCCCTGCACGCTCTTCAGTTCCTTAGCTAGCTCCTGAACCCTCTGATTCGTGGGGCTGACGCCAGCCATGAGCAGTTCGTCCAGCGCCTGTTCCAAGGCCCTCGCCTTGGCCGCGTTCCCGTCAAACGAGTCTCCGAGGAGCGACTGCTTCGACGACGCCGCGGATATGGTCGCCCCAAGGCGCTCCATGGCCGCATTAACGGTCTGCTCCATCCGCTTCGCGGCTTCCTGGTACTTGCCGTCGAGCGTGACGAGCTCCCGAGTGACCTGCTGAACGCCCTGCTGGAACTTCGTATAGTCAAGGCCGAACTCGGCCCATATCGATCCCATGCTGCCCCAAGGCATAGCCTCACCACCCCGGTACGCAAGCAGGCCAGGAGCTCATTGCTTGCCCCTGGCCTTGCGCTTGTTCTGTTGCTCCTCCAGCCACTCCAGCGACACGGGCCCTCGTTGGACTGGTTCCGCCGGTCGCTGGCCCTTGGCTCGGGCCTCGGCGTCCTTCTGCGCCTGCTCGCGCAGCTGCATCAGGGAATGTGCGCACAGCTCGTCCACGCAGAACGCCTCATATTGGCCCATTCCAGGCATGTAGTCACTCGGTCGCCGGCCGAACTCCTTCGCCACTACCGCCAGCCTCAGCACCAGTCCCCGGTCCTGTGCGAAAGGTTTCGAGCGATACCAGACCTCCCTGCGCGTAGTTGAACAGGTCGATCTTCTGCTCGTCAGTCAGAAACTCCCCGACCTCGTTCCAGGAAGGCTCCAGGAGCACGGCCTTGGCAACGGCGTCTACCATAGCCATGGCCTGCGCTGCAGTCTCGGCCTTCGCCTTGGCGTCGTCGACGAACTCCTCCGCGTTGCTGTAGGCGTGCTTGAGCAGCATGTTGGGCACCTGCCCGCTTGCGATCAGGCTCGTCATAGAAACCCGGCGGACCTTCACAGGGATGGTCTCGCCGGGCTCCCAGCCGTGTATGTCGATGATCTGCGTAGCCTTGCCAAGGAACTCCTCAGCGGTAATCGGTTTGCGAGTCTGGTTCATGGGGTTGCCTCCTTGGCTTGTTGGTCAGCTGCTCTTAGGTCGGCAGCGCAGCCACGCGCTCGATGCCGTAGCAGGATGCCTGCGTGCTGCGGTTATCTGTCCCGACGATGGTGTAGGACGGCACAGAGAACGCCTTGTCAGCCTGCGCAAAGGACGGGATCTTGCCCTTCGCGTAATTCAGGGTCACCTTGGTGTACCCCGCGATGTCGCCGGCGGTGTTGGAGCCGTCAGCATAGCGAGCCGAATAGATCTCCGCCTTGAACGGCGTCCTCGTAGTCTCGCTCATCTTGGGCGCCGCGTACTTGGCTGTTTCTCCAGTGCCGGTAACCGTTCCTCCGCCGATCAGCGCCATGGCCTCGATGTCCAGCTTGGCGTCCTTGAATGTCGCCGTTATGGAGGTCAGCGTGTCGTCATCCTTGACTGTCGCGATGAGCTTGTCCCCGCCGCGCAGTTCGGTCTCCCCGCCCTCCTTGATGTTAGGCGAGTAGGAGACCTCCTGCGGGCTGTTGATGGTGATGACCTTTCCGTCCACCTTCGTAGAGCCGTCCTGATTGAGCTCCGTGAGCACGACGCGCCGCACGCCGTATACGTTGTCAGCCATTCGTTATCAACCTCCACGTGGAATTCTGAAATCGATTCGCTTCCCGACCGCCTGCAGGTCGGGGTCGTAGTAGTCGCGCATCGTCTGGTCCCACTCGAGTGCGAACCTGCGCCCGTTGGTCCCCGTAAGCTCCGCGTTGTGCAGGAGCCGCTTGACCTCATCCACCGCCGTATCCACGGGCACATAGCTGCCCTCGGCGAAGTAGAGCCAGACAGAGACGGACTGAAAACGCCCCACCCGGTTGAACGGAGCGGGGGTCTCCTCACCCATCTCGATCACGCCGTAGGGTTTGGACGTGTCCTTTGTCGCCTTGTGCGGCTGCAGCCAGGTGCGAACGGTCCGGCAGTTGTCCATGAGATGCTTGTAGAGCGTTGCCCTCATTTGGTCAGCAACTCCTTGGCCGCGTCGAAGAACTCAGGCGCGAACTTCTGCGCCGTGGGTTCCAAAATCGGCCGCCGGCCCTTGCGGCTCAGCTCGAGGTATACGCCGTATTCCATCGTGTGAGCTATACGGAGCTTGAGCTTACCGTCCTCTTCAAGAACCTCGCCGCGCAGTCCGCCACGAGCATGAGTAGTGTCGTCTTTCCACGGCGCGTTCTGCTTAGCGTAGGCCTCCATCTGCGCGGCAGTCTGCATGCCAAGGCCGTGGAGCGCTGCCCGCATGCGGTCCTCGCAGCCCTTGAGGTTGCCTATCACGTTATCGAGCCCCGGCATGGCGTCAGCTCACCTCCTCGAGATCGGCATGTATCGCCGTGGTTTGCCCGCCCGTGCTCGCTGGGCTTATGGCACGGACCCTGAACTGCCGGCCCTGGTGCGTGAACGTGTCGCCCCTGATGATGTCCGCGTCCCACATGGCCAGCAGTCCCCATCGCTGCGTCTGGATATGGCCGCCCAAGCCGGTAGAATCCTTGGCGTCAGTGCCTGCAAGCGTGCTCATGAAGATGCGCACGGTCTGGGCCGGAAGTCCCACCGTCTCTCGGTAGGAACCCCCGGCCCCGTCGTCTACCTCTCGCATGCGCTTGATTGCTATGGAGCTTGGATTGCGTGCGATCTGGCGTTCTACGTTCCGTCTGGCCTGTGCCGCGTTCATGGCGTCCACTCCTCGGCAGGCTTGACTCTCAGCATCACGCTGCCCTGCCCCGAGGCCTTGGCCATCGAGGCATACTTGTCCGCCATGCCCAGGGCGTAGGTTAGGCGATCCCTGAGCGACACCAACTGCTCAGTCTCCTGGCCCAGTGTCAGCCTTTCGACGTCGCCCATCTCCGACTGGAGCATCCCGGCTTTCATGGTCCAGCCCATGGCAGCCGCGGCGAACACGCTGGTCGACTCGGTCAGGATCTCGTCCAGATCCTCGTCGAGCAGGCGCGTGTCAGAGTCGCTGCCGCCTGAAGGTATGCGCTCGTCAAGGAGCTTGCGCAGGCGGGCCCTGAGTTCTGCTGTAGGGGTCATGGGATCACCCCTTGCGCTTGGTTCTCGGTTTTGGCTTGGCCGGCGCTGGCGCTTCGACAGGCGGCTCGTGCGCCGGCTTGGGTTCCGGCTGCGGACGAGGTTCCACGGGCTTGGCGGCTTTGTAGTGTTCGCACGTGGTCTCTGCCCCCGCATTGTTCCAGCGCCTCATGGGCGACTCCGGATGGCACCTCATCGCTGGCAGCCCGGAAAGATCAGCGCCCGGCTTCCACGGAAACCAGGCGCAGTCCTTACATCTGGCCATCTAGATCACCTCCCGCCCTACGGGAGAGTGATCTCTTCGACGGCGTTGGCAGGGCTCGCCACGACGCCGCGCCGGGCCCTGGCGACCACAAGCTCCTCGACCAGCCTGGAGAGGTCCGCGTTCCCCGCGTCGACCATCAGGTCGTGCTTGACCAGCTCGCGGAAGTACCTCTGCCCCTCGACGAGATACGCCTTGCCGGGGTCGACGCCTGCGTACTCGTAGGTCTTCTCGCCGACAGCCGTCGACCAACCGTCGTAGAAGATCATGGTGTCGATACCCGACACCGCCGGGTATTCGGTTCCGCCGATCACCATGCGCTGCAGCACCTCCTCGATGTCCCAACGCTTGCTGGAGTGAGCCAGCAAGATGTTGGGTCTCCGGGGCGACCTGGTGTCGGTGTTCCGGTCCTGGCTGGCATGGACCAGGGCGGCCTTCAGGGTGGCGCGTAGTTTCTCCCTGTAGGTCGTCTCCGTGGCATTTGCCGCCGTCTTGTTCTTGACCGCGTAGTTGAAGCTGATGATCGGGTACAGATGCAGGTGGTTGAGGAGCGCGTTGTAGGCCTCGCCCGTCGCCCTGTTCAGCTCCGTGATCTCCCAGGTCTTGTCGTAGACGCGCATGTCCTCGGTGATCTGGAAGCCAGTCGCCCACGTCACGATGGGTACGGTGTCCTTCTCGCCGATCTTGCGTGCGCCGAGCTTGATCTCCTCGAGCTCCATGTGCTCTAGGAACACGACCTGAGCATTGAGGAAGGGCTTGATGTCTACGTGCTCCGTGAAGTTCGCGTCCTCTATCCTGCGATAGATCGGCGAGTAGAGCAGAGGCACCTGCTCCCGTCCCAGTTCCAGGTCGATGACGCTCTTCTGCACGAGCTCGTAGAGCCCGGCAGGCGTGGTGAGCATCTCGCCTATGGGTTTTGTGAGTTCGAGGATCTCCATTTCGCCGTTGACGATGCGCTTCTTGACGGAGCCCGGCTTGCCGCCAGGCCCGATGAAGGGCACGTCCACCTCAACGTTCTGCTTGCGCCGCTCCGCCCGGAGGGTATCGATGCTGACTATTCTCACTTGCTGTCACCTCTCAATCCTTGATCGCTTACTCGGCAGCCATCAGGCCGGCGGCCTGGAGCGCCGTCAGCAGGGCCCTGAGCGCCGTACGCACCTCTTCATCGGTGGCAGCCTCGGCGCATGCAACCTTAGCCGCTACACGGGCAAGCGCCGTGGTTGCATCCGCCTGGGCGGCCGCCGCCGCGGTGTCAACCTCATTGATGGCCTCGACCAGCGTGCTCTTCTCGGTCGTGGTCAGCGCGGTCATTGTGCCGATCGCAGCGTTGGCCGCGTCGGCGTGGGCATCGACTTCATTGATGGCCTCGACCAGCGTGCTCTTCTCGGTCGTGGTCAGCGCGGTCATTGTGCCGATCGCAGTCGCGGCCTCGTCGGCGTGGGCATCGACTTCGTTGATGGCCTCGACCAGCGTGCTCTTCTCGGTCGTGGTCAGCGCGGTCATTGTGCCGATCGCAGTCGCGGCCTCGTCGTTGATGATTCCGGGCGCCACGCGGAACCAGATCACACCCCCGGCATCCTTGGCCAGGGTTACCACCCCTGCGAGCACCGCCGTCGGGGTCTCCGTGAACTTCTTCGCGGTGGAATCCCAGTAGATCTTGGTCCCCACAGCGAAGTCCTGAGTCGCATCGATCTGGCTGGTCTCATACTCGCCAGGCTCGATGTTGAGAACGAGGCCCTTCGTCTCTCCCGCGCCGGTTACAACCTTCTGAGCCGCCAGCCCGAGAAACCCATCGAGCAGCGCAAATGCGCCCTGCTCCACCGTGGTGTTCTCAGGCACGGTCACCCTAACCGACTTGCCGTCGCTTACTTTGCGTCCCATTGATGTGTCACCTCCGAATCCCTATATGGCCTGCCGCTTGGTGCGGAGGCTCGTGGACTGCTGTGTGCCGCCGTTGCTCATGGGCACGGGCTGATCCGTGTAGAGCTTGCTGAGCGCGGCCTTGATCTTGTCGTCACCGAGCAGCTTGTCGATCTCGCCGGCGACCTGCTCCTTGGTGGCCCCCACCGGCACGACGAGTATGCGCCTAACGAGGTCCTGCGCCATCTCGCCCTTGACCTTCTCGGTCAGCGCCCCGGTCACCATGGCATCGTGAGTCGCCTGAGCCTGAGCGGTGACGGCTTCGGCAGCGGTCTTGGCTGCCTGGACCACGTCCATCTCGCCGGACACTCCCAGCGCCTCGCGCACCTGCGCCAGCGTCGCCGCGGCATCCATGGCCGTCTTGACGTCGGCCATTTCGCCGGCCACCACCTGAGCTGTCAGGCCCATCTCGCCAATGACCTGTCCCAGTGTCACTTCTTTACTGTCCAGCATGGGTTTCAGCTGGGCTATGAGTTCTTTCCAAGTCAACTTCTCTCCACCCCCAGTGTCTATCTCGCCTGTAACAGGCACGTAGCTCTTGACCTCCTGGACTTCCGTCTTCACCCCGAGTTGCACCTTATCGTCGACGACTCCGTACGGGATCCGCCATAGCTTGACGCCCTCGGTCTTGGTCTCCTCCTCGATGATCGCGTAGGAATCGTAGACTCGCCGCACCCAGGCGCTGTCGCCGAGAGTCGCCCTTGCCGCCGCCCGTATGGCGTCACGTAGCTCCTCGTGACTGCCGTCGAGCTCGCCTGCGGGGTCGTCCATCTCTCCGAGAGCGACTATGGCCGTGGGCATGCCTGCCCGGCCTAGCGGCGTCCAGTCGATGCTGAGAGGCTGATACCCGACTACATACGTCTCGCCTCCGACCTGCTGCAGCTTCGGGACGCCGAAGATGCTCACGGTCTTGATCGTGCCGGCCTTAATCCAACGCTTGAGATCGTTGGCAGCCTGGTCGACGACGCCCCGGAAGTAGGCAATGCCCTTACCGACGATCTCACCCTTGGCGTCCTTGACCTCGGCATTATCGTCGAACTTCGCCCCTACCCAGTGCGTAACCGGCGTGGGGAACTCGGACTCGACGTTCTCCGGCTTCTGATGCCCCAGGAATCCCGGCAGGCCCTGAGCCATCGTCGCATCAACGATGTTCTTCAGGGACTCGGACGTGTAGCGCCAGCCCCGCCGGCTCTTGGTAGCAGGCACGGCTACCACCGTCTCAAGGGGCTCGGGATCGCCGGCCTTCAGCGCGGCGACGTCGATGCTAGGGTTCAGGGGGATCTCGCTCACCGCCATCTCGCCGCAGACGTAGCCGGCAATAGGGACCGCGTCACCGCCGACCTCGCTCATCTCGCCTACTGCCCGTATCCACTCATCGAACTTCACTCTTCCACCTCCCTCCGGGCATGAAAAAACCGCCTCGGGGTCATCCCCTGGCGGTCGATCTCTATTCAGTTGCGCCCGGCTACTTGGTCCTGTTCAGTGCATCCAGACCGGCTCTCAGTTGATTCGCCTTGCGTCGCATATGTCCTATGTGCCTCTTGGTCAGTTCGCCCTGCCTCTGCCGCTCCCTGTTACGCTGGCGCTGGCGCTCGGCTTGCGTCTGCAGCGCGCGTATCCCGGGATCAGTTCGGCACACGACGTATTCACGGCCGCAGTGCGCACAGGCAAAGAACGTCGTTTCGATCTCGCCTTCCTGGCGGGTCTGTGGCGCCGCTGTGAAGATTCTGCCGCACTCGTCGCACCTAGCTTCCATCCTGACGTTCCCTCGCCTTCGCTGCGTCATGCCGCTCTCTCAGAACCTTGATGGTGCCTTCCGCGTTCACGGCCAGGCGCTCCAGGTTCCTCAGCTCTCGGATTTGCTTAGGACTCAG